GATTGCATTTTAGCACGAAGTTTATTTTTCGCTTTACCTTCTTCGCCTCTATCAAACTTACCTTCACGTTCTTGTTTCTTTACATCATTAAGAAGTGTTTTAAATTTAAAGCCATCGGCTTTCATTCTTTCTTTTAACTTTTGTATTTGGAATTGATATTTATTTAAACCATCTCCAACTTCTGACGCAACAAGACGTTCTTTATTTTTTAATAAAGTTTTTAATTGATCGCCATATTTACCCATAGCGTTTTGTTTAAAACCTTTACGTCCTTCTTTATTTAATTTAGCAGTTCTAGCTTTTGATTCTTTAGTATTAGCTCTAGGATCTACTGAGTCTTTTTTCTTATTCATTTCTTCTAATTCTTTTTTTCGTTTAGCGCGTTTCTCTTGAAACTCTTTATTTGCTACTTCTAAAGGTATATTCATTATTTGTCCCCAACTAGTTTAAGTTTTGGTGCGGCGATTTTCTTTAATCGCTCGACGTCACGTTCAATATCTTCTTCCGAGTTGCCTGTAGCAAAAGCATTCTGTACATTCATCTCGGTGATATTCTTCTCAGTCCACATCGCTTGATGTTTACCAAGTAATTCTAGGGAGCGGATAGCCGCGTTGTAATCGCCCTCTTGTTCAGTCTTTTCAGCGATACGCACTAGGCGGCGTAATATATCATCCGCTTCAATTTTAGTGCGCTTTGTTTGTTCAGCCTTTAGTTCAGCAATCCTTGCCGATACGTTTGGATTACGAACAATCTGCCATGCATTCTTTTTGGCATGTTGTTCTCCGTAGCCCGCGCGTACAGCAGCTCGCAGTGCATTGAGATCTTTAATGAACTCTTGGCAAAACTGCTCTTGTTGCGGAGTTAGTGTGTCACCTTTAGGCATAGTTAATATTATACACGAAGTGGGCTTGTAATTCAAGTACCGTTGCTGTATAATAGGGGGGCAGGGCCGAAAGGTCTTGCGTCTCCTGTATAGTGGGAGAGGATTCAGTGCAACACACACACTAACACTTCACACAAAAGCACACCTCTCCCCTTTTATCTCGAAAAGCTAAAAAGCTAAAAAGCTAGAAAGCTAGCCGGTCGGCGGCCGGGCTGTCTTGAAAAGCTGAAAAGCTGAAAAGCTAAAAAAAAAAAAGTTTGAAATTTTGAAAAAATTTTTCGAGGTGCATATGTATATGTGTATGTGTGTGTAATTTTTCCTGCCCCCCTCAACCGATCGACCCACCCCCCACCAAATAGGGTGCGACAACTTGTCCCAACCTCGTGCCTTATTTCTGACACAATTATATGCTAAGGGATTTTGTTCTCGTTTTGTTCCTCTCTTTATAATAGCAACCCGACCTCGATAACCCTGTGGATAAGACACAATCCTGCCACAATTAATCTTATTATAACCTTTTTGCTGACACAATGTGGCCACATTTAGGTATTAGCTTTTAGTTATAGCAAGGGAGCTAGATACCTAGTCAATCCCTGTTTAGATTGCTACCCCTCGATAGGTTTTGAGGGTGCGACAATCTGACTATTTGACTTGGTATCCTGTTCTGATATGCTTAGAAAAAGCGAGGTAAAAAATGGCTGTAAACTATGGAAATAGTCACCGAGTTTATACAGAAAAGCAAACGCCAATAGGTCGTAGCCCTGTCTATAATTCGGTAAAAAATGAGTATGAAGTTGTGAGTGATCGCAATAAATTGATCGCTAGGTATCCCACTCATAAAAGGGATTGTAGTGAGTTACGAATTGATGGCTTTCACAGATCAAAAGTCAATGAAGTAATTGAGAAAGCTAAAGCCAAAAAAGGTAGAAAACCCGCATGGCTCAAAGAATTTAACAAAACTATTAGATAAGGCAATATTGCCTTATTTTAAACATAATTATAAATTATAAACTATTTTAACAAAGCGAGGTATTTTATGACTAAAAAAACTTTTGAAAATATTGCTCGTATCATTGGCCGATTATGTGCCAACGATTGCGAGGGATTGACTAAAAATAATCTTGTCAATGAATTTGTCAGTTTATTTTCTGATGAAAATCCAAGATTTAATTCTGAAAAGTTTCTTCGTTATATTGAGAGTAGTGAGGAATTTAATAACATCATAGCAAAAGCGAGGAGCAAATAATATGAGTAAATTATACATGAAAAGATTTAATCCTGTATTAGATCAATCACAATATGAACTATTAAATAGAACTGAAATTAAATACATTGAAACAATCGAAGATGATTTCGACAATTTCAGTTTTGAGGAAGAACAGACCCTTAACAAAGAATTGGGAATTGAATTTAACCAAGAAATAAATCGAGGTATCAAACAATGGTTATAAGTTTTACAGATTATGTTCTTGACTTCCAAGAGGAATTGCAAGAGAAATTATCCGAGCAAGATTACAACGAGGTAATGCTCGAAAAAGCAGACAGCGAAAATTAATACTTGACAATGCCTCTCAATAATATATGAGAGGTATTCTCAAATATTAGAATTAGCTAGTATTTGAACACGACAAATTAAAGAGGTGTTTTATGACATTACTTGAATTACTTAGATCAAATTACGCATGGACTAATGACGAAATTTTAGACGTTATTCAAAATAAAAATATGCCAATGCGTGATTATGATAATTGTATTGACTTTGTTAAACAAATCCAAATGGGTGCATTTAGAATCCATAGACGTACAAGTCATACAGTTATGGCAACTGATCTCAAGCACAACAATAATCTATGGCATTGTGATGATTGCGAAATTATTGAACATTTTGATGACTTGAGTTCTGTAAATCATGGAGATTATTCTGTTTGTAATAGTTGCCTAGATGATAATTATTATTATTCGGAAAGCCATGATACTTACAGACATAATGATGATTATGATGAGTACGAGGAAAATTACCAACAAGACAATGGCACATACAATTATGATACCAACGTCTTGGATTATGTATCGCACCAAGAACTCAAACATGAGCGTAACCACAAAAACTTGCAATACTATGGTATTGAACTTGAAGTTGAGCGTAGAAAAGATTGTCCATATGATATTGCAGACAGCATTAATTGTATGTTTGATGATTTTGCTATCTGTAAAAATGATGGCTCACTCGACAATGGCTTTGAGATTGTGACAGCACCAGCCACTTATGGCTTTCACAAAGATCGTTGGGAAGATTTTTTCAACAGTAAATTGTGCCAAGAAAATCTCAAGGGTTGGAATACTGATACAGCAGGACTTCACATTCACATTGGTAGAAAAACATTGCGACCAACAGACATTGGTAAAATTCTAGTGTTTGTTAATGATGACATCAATGAAAATTTTATCAATGGTATCGCAGGTCGATCATCTCAACAATGGGCAAAGCGATCACCGAAAAAAGTATCTGATGTGTTGCGACCTTCTGGTGAAAAGTATGAGGCGGTCAATACAAATCATTATCATACCATTGAACTTCGTATATTCAGAAGTAATATCACAAGACATGGCTTTTATCGTGTTCTTGAATTTACCGATGCTCTTGTAAACTTTGTTAAGCTAGGGACTACTCTAGCAAATACAACACTTCATTACAAAGCATTTTGCCATTTTGTGTCCAAACCAGAATGGCGATCACAATATCCTAACTTACTCGCGTGGCTTATTCGCAAGGGTTATGTGAAGGATATGCAACCAAGTCGTAACGTTGTTGTTACTGACTTACTTGAAACAGCTACTAACTGAAAGGGGTAGATTATGTGCTTAATTATAGCAACCGAAAATCCAAAACAACTATCATCAGCTTTATTGGAAACAGCTTATGAAAATAATTCTGATGGTTTTGGTGTGATGTTTATCAATAAGGGTAAACTTCATACACACAAAATTGTACCAAAAACATTTGCAGACATTGAAAAGATGTGGTCTAAATATCAAGACCTTGAAACCCCAATGGGTATTCACTTTCGATTTGCAACCAATGGCGATACAAACAAATCAATGTCACATCCATTCCAAGTGCTATCCAAAGCTAAAGGGGATGACAGAGATATGTGGGTAATGCACAATGGCCCTCAGTTGCCAACACCTATGATTGATGATAACAAATCTGACACACATCAGTTTGTCAAGTGGGTGTTGCGACCACAACTATCAGCCAATCCAAAACTATTGCACAATGCCGAGTGGCAATCCATGATCGAAGAACTGATTGGCACAGACAAACTTTTATTTCTTGATGGCAAGACTAAGGAGTTTGTTATCTTCAACGAAGATCAAGGTAAACACATGGATAATATTGGGTGGCTATCCAATACATATTCCATACAACCTTCGTACAGTTCCACGACACGCACCAAATATTGGAATGACAAAACTAATGAGATCGAGGATCGATCTAACAAGTGGACTTATGATGATGAGTATTGGTCTTATGGTCACTACTCTGGTAGGAATTATTACAACACTACTAAGACACCTATAAGTGTGCAAGAGCCAAAAACTAATACGCAACTTGCACTACCTTTATCGGAAGATGAAACCGATGAAACCATGTGGAATGGCAAAACTCTCTTGTGGGAAGATGTTGTTACCTTAGATAAAGATGAAATCATATCGTTATGTGAAGAAAATCCTGTTGGTATGGGTGTTCTGATCAGCGAAGAATTTGTGGGGAATAGATAATGACGAACTACTTTAAACCAACTGTTGATACTGACTACAACCAAACAATAGTCTTTGGTGTGTCAACCTCTAATCGTAAAAAAGATTTCGGTCTTGTCAAAGCATTAGGTTATAGATTTGACCGAGATACAAAACTTGAAATCGTATGGGCAAATGTCCAAAAGATTAATGGGTTTCCACCTTTTATCCGATTGAAGAATGTACAATTTGGATATGTGCCTAGCGGCAAATCCAGTACTGATATTGTATGGGTAAATGACAAACGTTATATTCCTGTACGTGAAACACAGTACATTTGTTATCGAGGTGTGCGTATCCGAAAAGCAGAGTACGATACGTTACATAGACCAGACCAAAAGGAATGGACAACTGTCGAAAGACAAATAAGACGTGACGAAACGTTGCAATTATCTTTATCTTCATTAGTGAAGAAGTGGAAAGATACTGGAATCTGGGAGCAGATTGGAACAAAGACCAAGACAAGTGAATATTTGTCAGCTCTTACCCCACACGAATTTCTATCACATAAAAGCTCTGGGCCGACAGCACGAATTGCACAATCGATTGCAGATTTAAGGGGGCATTTCGTAATACCAATGAAAGCCTTAGCAGTGCAACTGGCCAATACTTATGGCGGACTTTCAATACAACAGTTGTTCTACGAAAACCAACCACGTTACGTTGCCGAGTAACACCGAAAGAACACCGAAAGAATACCGAGCGTACCTGTTTTCCTGTTAGGGGGGCAGGTATGTATTATTATATAATAAAAATAATAATAAATTTTAAATCGTTAATAGGGGTTTCGCATACCCCACTCACCCCAAAAGTGGGTACGTTCGGTGTCATATCGGTGTCATATCGGTATTATTCGATTGACAAATAAGGAGATTATGATATGATGACTTTTACTTTTTTAACTTTAATTAGTTTCATGTGTGGCATTGCGTGTGGCTTTATTGCATTTGGAACTTATACCTTTGTGAAGGGGGGCAGATGAAATGGTTGACACTACAGTTCTTTATACTGTTATTTTTATTATCGGTTTATTCATCGTCTGGTATATAAACAGATGATTATCGGAAAGTATATACCTGACAACGCATTGCAAGTGCGATACATACATCCATACTACGATACAGATGAAGATGGTTATCGTTACATAGTTAATGAAGATGAGGCGACCGATGTGTGGCAGCTTATCATGGATGTAAACAGAACAAGCAAACCTTTGTACTACAGGCGACGCGTATCTGAATACGCAAGAGATGATGTGCGACGTTGGAACAGATCAATCAATGACGCCAACCGAAACACAACTGACTTTCAAGACTGGTATTATGTGCGTGTCAAAAAGGTAGGCCGACGTGTGTTGATTGTTCATGATCTAGCATACTGGATGAAAGTATATGAAAGATACAAGAACACAGTGCCGCGAAACCTAAATGTATTAAACGAGCCAAGACTAACAGCGGCTAATCGCAACCACAGGGTGTCCGCGTATATTGATGGGGCTTGGCAAGCTCTAGAAGAATCATGGGAAATGGAAAGGAGAAGGGCAGAAAATGACGAACGTTAATATAAATAAAAAAGACTTAAACATTTTAGAGATAGAATGGATTGACGCAGTGTCGGATGATAACTCGTGGCAAGACGTAACTGAATTGCAAAAACAAAAGCTAAGACCTGTCACAAGTGTCGGATATTTATTGAAAGAAGATAGCAAATCTACCATTATTGTGTCATCTTTTGATGAAGAAAGTCAATGTGGTGGTGGAGGTGTGGTTATTCCTACCAACTGTATAATAAAAAAGACAATACTAAAAGGACAAATTGATGTTGAATGATTATGATTGGAGAACTAATCTATTTGTCTATGGTACATTAAAGAAAGGGGGCAGACTTCACAGTGTGCTTGGCAACTCGGCAGAGTTTGTAGGACAATATGTCACAGCAGATTCTAAGTATGATTTGTTTAGTTACGCCAAGAGTTTTCCTATCATGGTGGCCAGAGAGAATGGATATAAAATAAGAGGAGAAGTGTGGTCGGTCACACCAGAAAGTATGGACAGGGTAAATGCAATCGAGAGTGGCTCGCATTACTATCCATTCCAGATAGATGTGATGAATGAACACACAAAAGAATATGAAATCGGTTCGGCTATGACATTTTTATTCCCGGGCAACAAGCACAAACTTATGCCTGTGTCGGATATAAATGAAGTCGAAGGAGTAAAGGAGTGGGTATGTTGAATGTAATCGCAAGTGTCTTGGTCATATTAACCTTGACAGTTATACCAACAATCAGTATAGTAGGATTCATTACTGATGAACAATATAGAAATCCATTTGTATTGTTTTTAATAATAATGTTTATTTACATAGGAGCAAAAGCATGGATGAAACCAAGTTAAAATTAAAACAAAAACCAGAACTAGAAATAGCAGACATTGATGACCTCATGGAAGAGGGAGACTTTGTTATGGATGGGTATCAAGTTAACTTAGATCCCAACCAACATTATAACAATGATGATCTTGGGGTAGACCATGATGATTATGAAAACATACAGGAGGAATATGGCTTACAATCCCAAGACGTACAACCTATTGCACTCGACAGATTTATCGAACGCATTGGAAAAAGCCGTCGATCATCTAGATAATAGTGAAAGTGATGAACCATTTTTAGAATTAAAATGTGACAAACCTTTCTCATTACAGATGAGATTGTATCGGTATGTGAAAGCATACAAAGTTCAAATGCGTGACAAGTCTGAAGTTGATGAGTGTCGCTATGATCATTTGATATTTAAATCAACAGATGATTCGG